GCTTTATCCAGCCACGCACAGGCAATATAACGATCACCGGGAGCGGGAACGTGTACTGGCGGGAAAGGTGGCAGTGATGGATTTTCTCTTTTTCACGGCGGCGGGAACCGTCAGCTTTACGCGGAATGACGCGGAGAGCGCGAACTGGACGGTGGAGGAAATGAGCCTTCAGGCGCTTTTCCCGTACGACCCGCAGAAAGTCATCAACCGGGGCCTGCGCATCGGATTCACGGATTTCGAAGGCGCGGCGCAGATCTTCGAGATTCGGAAGGTGCGGACGTACGAACCGGACCATTATCAGGAGATCACGGCGGAGCATATCGCCATATCAGAGCTGACGGATGAGCATACGGGAAACACGGATTTCGAAAACATGACGGCGGGCGCGGTGCTGGCGGAGCTGCTGACGGGGACGCTGTGGAGCGTCGGAACGGATACGGCGTCCAATACATCAACGGGCAGCGTGACGATGGGCAGCGTCTGGCAGGCGTTCCAGACGGTACAGGGAAACTGGAACGTTTACCTGACTCCGCGCGTCACCGTGAACGCGAGCGGGATCACGGGCCGGTATATCGACATCCGTCCGGCAGGCGGAAGCTGGGGCGGAATGCGGCTTAGCCTTGATAAAAACGCGGATGAAATCGGGGTCACTTGGGATGATACTAGCACCAAGACGGCGCTGTACGGATACGGGGCGCTTGTAGAGGGAACCGGAAACGACAAAGAAATCCTGACCTTCGCAGGCGTCGAGTGGACGGCGACCGATGACCACCCCGCCAAGCCGCTGAACCAGACGTATCTGGAGGACCCGATTGCCAAGGCGCTGTACGGGCGGAACGGGCGGAACCGGTTCGGATTCTACCAGAACGGGGACATTACGGACCCTGCTATCCTACTGCAGAAGACATGGGAGGTGCTGCAGACGGTCAATGTCCCGGACGTATCCATTGACTGCATGGTGCGGGACCTTCGCAGGCTGGGATACGCGGATGAGCCGATCCGGCTGCACGATACGGCCATCATCGAGATCAGGCCGACGGGGGTCAGCCTGAAGAAGGAAATCATCAAACTGTCGGTTGATTTGCTGGACCCGACGGCAACGCGCGTGACGATCGGCGCGTACATTCCGAATATTGTATACATCAATAAAGCGACCAACGACGCGGCGACGGGCGGCGGGGGAGGCGGCAGCGGCACGAAAGCGCAGGGCGCGCAGACACCGAAGAAATTCGAGACGATGCTCGAATACAACGATTACCGGATTGACCTGACGGCGGTGCAGTACGTGAGCGCGGGGTCCGCCGAAATCCTGCGGAAAGCCGGCCTGAGTCTGAACGCACAGGGCGTGCTTATTTACGCGGATGATGTGCCGAACATGATCGGAGCCAAAATCAATGTGGAAAAAGACCGGATCACCCAGATCGTGCAGGCGGTCGGAAGCAACGGACAGGTTACGGCGGCGAGTATTGTTTTGGCAATCAATTCTGCGGGTTCGGAAGTTGTTATTTCCGCCGACCATGTAAACATCAACGCCATTATTACAAGCATTGAGGGGTACCTGCAGGCCAATAACGTGGATATCGGCTGGCTGGAGGTTCTGAACAGCCTGAGCGTATTAGGCGCGACGGAGCTTACGACGTTAAACGCGGGTTCGGTTTCCGTCGACGGCGATACCGACACGGATACGCTGCATGTCGGGTCGAACGGTTACGAGGCGAGCTGGCAGAGTAAATCTGTGGTGACGGGCGTCACGCTGGCGGACGGAAACGCGCATTATTTTGAGGATACGGCCGGGAACCAGTACAGCGGATTTATTGTATCCTCAGTCAGCACCGGGACAATCTATTATTTGGGGAGGGTGCCTTCATGAGCGACGGGATTTTCGACAAATATGAGCTGATCAATGAGCTGATTTCCGAGATTGACAAAATCGCGGACAGCCGTGGCATCCAGCGCGCCGCGCTGCTGGTTTCCGTGACACAGGCGCTGGTAAAACTGCGGGACGGACTGAAGCAGGATGAAGAGAGCACCAAAGCGCAGATCGAAGCGATGAAGACCCACATCGCGAACCTTGAAAAGGAGGGCGGATAATATGGCGGTATTTGAGACATGGACCAGCTATGATTTGCAGCAGCCACTGAAGCCGAGGATTCTGGACGGGGCCATTTTCACCAATGACAACGACGCCAACCTTTTCGGCATCATCCTGACGGACGGCGGACAGCCCGCGACGCTGGCGGGAACGGTGAGCGGGAACGTCATCAAATCGGACGGGTTGACGACGGCGATCGAGGGCGCGTTCTCCGGAAACCGCGCATGGGTGATTCTTCCGCAGGCGGCGTACTCGGTCCCTGGGCCGGTTACTGTTGTCGTCAAACTGACGAGCGGGGAAATCGTTACCACCATCGGCGCGTTTGTGACGAATGTGATCCGCAGCCAGACGGGGACGATTGAGGACCCGGGGACGATCATTCCGAGCATTAATACGCTGATCGATGATATTACATCCGCGCTGAGCACAATCCCGCCGGACCTGACAGATCTGAAAGCAGCCATCGCGCCGGATTTCAGCACGAGTCAGGATTACGATTCCGGTGATTATGTCTGGTACGACGGAGAATTATACAGGTTCAGCGCAGATCACGAGCAGGGCAGCTGGACGGGCACGGACGTTACTTCTACCTCCTTGGGGTTAGACATCGTCGAACTGCGGGCCGATATGGAATACGATATAACCGTTCTTTACGCAAGGGTGGTCCGGGCGACCGTGGCGGAGACAAAGGAATATCTGGGGATAATAACATGATTATACACAGCAGGGATTTCCTGACGCTGATCCGGGTTGCGCTGGAAGAGGGCTGGGGCTACATTATGGGCCAGTATGGCGGATTCTGGACAGCCAAAGCACAGGCGGCGGTCAAGGATGAAATGGCGGAGAAATACGGGTCGAAGTGGATCGGAAGCCGGGTGGCGGACTGCTCCGGGCTGGGGTACTGGGCTTTCACGGCGCTGGGGGGGAAAATGTACCATGGAAGCAATACCATGTGGAATGAGTACGTTTACGACCGTTCTGAGTTAAAAAACGGACTGAGAACGGATGGGAAGGAAATCTGGCCCGGAGACCCGGTATTCCGGAAGAAAACGGAGAACGGGAAGGTCAACCGGCACCATGTGGGGTACTACATGGGAAACGGAATCGTGACTGAGGCGCGGGGGACGCAGTACGGCGTCGTGTCAAATCTCAACGGCGGGAAGGGCCGGGGGCTGAAGGACTGGCACGAAACCGCGCACTGGCTGGGAATGAAATATCCCGAAGAGCAGGGAGGTGATGGCATGAGTTATCAAACGGTAAAACGCGGCGATGAAGGCGCGGATGTAAAGGCGCTGCAGGCGCTGCTCAACGGCTGGGGGTATAACCTGACCGTGGACGGGAAATTCGGAGCCAAAACAGAAGCGGCGGTATGTCAGTTTCAGGCGAAGATGGGACTGCCGACAACGGGGATCTGCGGCCCGGAGACGTGGGAAGCGCTGACGCAGGAGCCGCTGGAGCAGGTGACGGTCACGCTTGACCGGAAAGCCGCGACCGCATTATATGACGCGCTGAAAGCGGCCGGGATCAGATAAGGGGGGAACGGGAATGGCGGACAAGGACAAGCTTGTTAATTTGGATGACCTGAAAACGGCGTATGATGACCTTGGCGCGAAAATCATTGCCGTGGACAAGGTTGACGATGTTGCTGAGTTAAAGAGCGCAATAAACTTCGTTCCACGGTTTAAGGCGGCAGACGCAACCGCGATGTTGGGTGGCGACGATGCCGATGATTTTACAACGCCGGGCAATTATATTGTTGCCAACAACACAACGGCAGGTAACGTTTCACATCTTCCCGCTGCTGTCGGTGGCAGGCTTTTCGTACTGGAATCGATCAACACGACACGTCTGATCCAGATTTACATTACCAATCACAGCCCGGTTGATTTGTACATGCGGCAGTATTCCGGGTCGTGGAACGCATGGAAGAAGATGGCCTATACTGCAGATTTAGACGATTTGGCGGCGCATGTTGTAAACCTTAACAGCAGTAATCCATCCGTTTCGACCAACAGTGATCTTGACACCTATCTTACCCCCGGAAACTACAGTGTGGATTCAGCGGCCGATGCGCAGACAATAGACAACATACCACAGGAAATCGCCGGGAGATTGTTGGTCATGAGTGCCACATCGGCACTGCGGGTTGTCCAGATGTTCTTCACCAACGACACAACCGTTAAGATGTACATGCGGTACTACAACGGGACAAAGTGGTTTGATTGGCACAGTTTCGCCGATAATGGCATTTTTGAGGAGTTGTCGGCAAAAAGTGTCGTTTGTACAGAAACTCTCATCACAAGCGACAACTATACCAGCTATTTTTCGGACTATAACGACATTCCGGTCAATACGGTTTGGAACATTTCCGACAACGTTCCTCTGCTCAATTCGCCGCCCGGAAATACTGTGCTGAATGATACCGGGGTAACCCGTGGTTATGTAGGCGGCACGGTTGTCACTTTCTGCGGCAGCGGTAGCAAGGTTCGCCAGCGGATGCAGATATTTACGACGCGTA